GCGGGGTCAAACGCGCCGTTCATGGGGAAGTACATGTCCATGCCGTCAAGGCCGTAGCGAGTAGCGCCCTGCATATCGGTCTTGAAGATAGGCTGACCAGAAGTGTCGCGAAGGCCGCGCAGCTTACCGCGCATCTGGATAGCGGACATAACACCGTTGGGGTTGAAACCGTCCAGCTCCACCTTGGCGATAAGGCCGTTCTCGCCCATGATGTCATCGAACACGTTGGCGCCAACGGGAACACCGTTACCGGCAGCGATAGCAGCGGGCACAACGCCAGTGCGCCAAGTGCTGGGCTTGTTGGTACCGAACAGGATAGCCGCGTCAATGACCTTGCCGAAAGCCTCAGTCAGACGAGGCTTGACCTCGCCCCAAATGTCATAGTCCGCATCATCGAGAGCAGCCTCGGGAATGGGGACGATAACCGCGATTTCCTCGGCGTACAGCTTTTTCTTGTCCCACGCCATCTTGGTGGTCTGCTTGAATGCCTCGCCTGCGCCACTGTCAGTGGCTTCGCCATTGACGAAGTATGCAGAAGGCAGCGCGTCGAGCACGTTGATGGTCTGCGTCTTGCTGGACATATTCGCCAGACGACGGCCCATGCGCAGAACGGCAGATTCAGCGATAGCGCCCTGCATAATCTCGCGGGTTACGGGTTCCGGAATAAGGCCGGAAAGTGCGGAACGATCAGTACTTGCCATGTTGTAATCTCCTTTTCGTTACTTGAGTGCGCCGCGAATCAGACTGTTCATCGCGGCATTATTTGCGTTCGGTTTGTCACCGCCGCCCGCAGGAGCCGTCCAGTCAAACTTGACTTTCTGACGATTTTCCGTGAGCTTATCAACGGCCTGCTCAAAAGTGGTCTTGTCGTCCATCATCCTGAGAGCCTTAAACGCGATAAACTCTGCATCATCGCCAGTCAGGCCTTTGGAAAGCACGTACTTATCACGCTTGACCTGTTCAAGCTCAGACTGCGCAGCGGATAAAGCGCTCTTGCTGTCCGCAAGCTCCTTATCGCGTTTTGCCTGTCGCTCCTGTTCGGTCTGCTGGCCGTCTTTCCAAGTGCGGTATGCAGTGATTTCTTCCTCGCTGGGGTACTTCTTCCGTTCTCTGTCAAGCCTCGCCTGAATCATCTTGTCAACATCAGCCTGAGTGAACGTCTTTTCCTGCTCTTGCGCAGTCGTTCCCGTGTTCTGCACGTTGGTTTCTTCTGCCATAAAAAACTCCTTGTTTAACGACCTGTCGGTCAGTGTTGATAAAACAAAAGAGCCAACCTGTAAGCATTCCTTACAAATTGGCTCCTATTGCCCTTTCCCGCGCCCTATTGCGCGGAAGTGCTGTATTTGATTGTTTTCTTGACCTCTAAAACGATGTACCCGTCTCCTTTGCGTCGGATTTCCACATCGTTACCGCGCTTCAAAATTTCATCGATTGCCTTTTTGACTTCTTCCCAGTTCAATACAGCACCTTCATCCTCTCTCGCTGCTCCGGCAGGCCAGCTTCCGCGCTGAACGCCTTGTATTTGGCGTTTAACCGCCGCAGCCGTATATTTACCGCCTGTTCTTCTTCACGCAATCCTGCGGCCTTGTAAGCAGCTTTCTCGCGCTTTAGCTTGCGCACTTCTCGCTCGACACGCCGCTGCATCTGCGTCGCCTCGTATGCAGTGTATTTCTTTCCGTCAAACTCGCAGCCGAGATCATCATCAATATGGGCAAGCTGCTCATCTGTATATGTGCGTTCGCTTACGCCCTCGACCCATACATTGCGCCTGTGGCGGCAGTTGGCTCCTTCCAGCCCATCCACGGCCCCCAGACCACACACTTCGTAAATGCTCGGGTAAATGTCATTTGCGCGAATACTGTAAACCTTGCCTTGCCAATCCTTATGACTTGACCACGGTGACGGCCCCGGCTTATCTCTCGCGCCAGCATGGGCGGAAACCTCGAAATACGGAGTTTCGAGATACTGCGCTGACTGCTCCGTATATTTAGCGCAAATTTGATTTACGCCTGTCATAACTGCTCTGCGCGCAGCCACATCAATTTGATCTCGATGCCCGCTCTCATAGTCAACTACCTTCAATCCGCTGTCTGCAAGCTGCTTTACTGCCGTCTTGATGGCTTGATTGTAGTTGATCGCGCCACTCTGAATCTGCATTTCTGCGTTATCCAAAGCCCACTGATAAGCGCGCGCGGGCTTTAACATCGTGTTGCCCACAATGAAACCCATAGAAGCCGTTAAATTGCGGAATGTATCATGGGTCTGCCGCTTAATTGCATCCACTGTAGCCGCGTCTACAAGCGTTTCTGGACGCGTTACATGCGCAAGGTCGATAAGTTCGGTGTAATACTTCTGGTTGCGCTCTACAACGTCATTAAGCAAACTATTTAGCTTTTGTTTGCTAATCCCTGCTGTTTTGCTAATAGCTTTTTCGATGCTTTTAAGGTCAATGCCGTGCGATCTCAGCGCTTGAATATCCTGCACCGTTACCTCGTTCAGCTCATCCGCAGCTTTAAGCCGTGAGCAGATTTCTTCCAGCAGCGTTATTTCAAGCGCCCGGAACAGTTCTGCCAGTTCTTCCGGCAGTGCGTCAAGTAATTCCGGGATAAACGGATACCGGCTCATCTTTCACAACCCCAAAAGTTCCATTATTTTCTCCAAATCCCATCACTCTACCTCCGTTTCTTCCTCGGTCGTCATTTCCTGCATCTTCGGGAGCGCCGCCTTTGCGGTCACTTCGTCTTCGTTAAACCAGCGCATACGAGCTTCCCAGTCATTCATAATACCGTCAGAAAGCATCCGCTCGTCCTTGTTAAACTCGGCGTCTTTGTCCACAAAGATGCTATCGTCAAAATCAATGCTAATTTCAACGTCCTCGTTAAGCCCCGCTTTCATCGCGGTATTGCCCAATCTAAGAAGAATCCGGCAAAGTTCAATCAGAACTTGCTCTAAAATGATTTGATGTTTTCCTCTTGTCCTCGCTAGTTCACTCTGCGTACTAACTACCTGCGTCGCAGTTGCCATTACCGCTTGATTAAACTGATAGTAATTTGTCCCAAACCCGCATTTGCTTGCTAGAATATTAAGCTGGTCTTGCAAGCCGATATTCAGCTGCTCGGTTCTCAGCGTCGGAGAAATTGTCTCTACGACGTTTCCTTGCTGCGTATCCTCTGGAAGCAGATAGAAACGCCGGTCATGGTCATCAAGCGTCGGTTCACCATCTTCCCACCTTGTGGCGGGAATTTTGACCATCATCATCATCGGGCCGTTTTCGAACTCGTTGACGTAGCAGTCATAGGCACAGTCAACGCCGCGCAGAACGTCGATTGCATTTGCATACACAGGGATACCAACTGGAAGCAGGTAGTCAAGATTGTTTGCAATGTTCGGTCTGTCGATGACGAACTGCCTCTTGTCGCTTCCCGTATGTACCACAGGGGGGATTCGCTCAAAGCCTGGAACATCGGTGAGCAGCGCGTCGGCAAGCGTTTCGTTTTCGTATCTGTAAATGCTGTTCTCGATGACGTAAAGTCCGTTTTCGTCTTTCCGGTGAATCTGCAAATACAGATAGTTTTTTCCAGCCCGTGTGACCACGCTGTCAAACGCGCACTCTGAAATAAAGCCATTCTGCCAAGCCAGCGGAAAGATGTGCTCAATCGTCACATAGTCCAGCTCGATGCCGGAGACATCACCCGGCACAATCTCGCCGCTTTCGTTAACGGCCTGCCCAACCACACGCGGAATGTACGCCACGGTCCCGAGCGCTGACTTCATTTCCTGCATTTCGTTCGCCTTGACCGTGAAGTTGTTCGCCGTCAGGACCCTGTCGATAAACTCCTGCTCCTTCTTGCCCTCAAGCGTGATCTGAACCTTTTCATTCATCAAGAGGTTTGCCCAGTCCTCACAAACCTTTTTCGCCATACCGAGGCTTGCGCGGTTGCACTTTGTCCACTTATGCCCGTTATATCGCCGGTACTGATGGAACCCCTTGACTTTGCCGACGTACCATGACTTCCAAAGGGACACGTATGTATAGAATTCCTCTGGGATTGTCGTATACCCGAGTTCCTTTAATTTATCGATAACCGTCATGCAATAACTCCCATTCTACGGCTCACAGGCTCTAAGGCGTACCTTGTCGCATCAATCAAATGATTGTTTGCGTCCGGGTATCCGCTGATTATATCGCCGTCTTTGTTTCTCTCATATTCGTAGCCCACAAACTCATTGTAAGCGTTTGGTGTGCGTCGCCTGTCAATGACGATTGTTCTGCGTTGCAAGAACTTCATGCCGTATTCCACAGAGCCGGGGCCTTTGACTGCTTCATACGCAGGAAGCCCCATTGCGCGTAGGTCAGCAACGCTCTTCGGCTCGGCGCTGTCGCAGATTGTCCTAATGATGTTATATCCGCGCTGCTTAATCATGGTCGCGCTTTGCTCGTTGGATAATTTGTTTTGGTAAATCTCGTCCAGCAGATAGATAGTCTCTCTCGCCCGATCATAATGCAGCCGTATAAAAGCAAACGGGTCTGGGAACCAGCCAAAATCTACCCCCTGATAGATGCGGTCGAAACTTTTGACTTCTTCATCTGTGATCTCCCGCAGTTCCAGCTTATCGAACACATTGCCGCCGGTCCCCACCGGGATACCGAGATACTCATGCTGATATGCACGCTCGTCTGTCTCTTTGAGGTGTTCCGCCTCATCGATAAACTGCTGCCCCAGCCACTCAGGCGGCGCTTGCAGATACGTTGACTTGTGGCACAGTCGGTCGGCGCGTTCTTCCAAGCTGTCTTTATTTGCCCAGTTGTCACGGCTGATCGGTGGGTTATAGCTCTCAAAGTTCCAAAACACCGAGCCGCCGCGCATGGTCGACTGCAAAATGTTTCGGATTTCCGCGCGTCCGGCAAACTGGTCTTTCTCTTCAAAGTGCGTCACGGCGATGTAGCCAAACGGCACCTTAATAGACTTGATTTTCATCGGATCATCAGCGCCGCGAAACATGATTTTCTGGCCTGTCGGCTTGTAAATCATCTCCATCGGAGAAACCTTGGCTTCCCAATACTGAGCCGCCCCTAGTTCTCCGATTGCCCAAATGTACTGAGCATAAACGCTGTCTCGGATGGTGTTTGCCACCTTGCGCAGAACAAGAGCATGACAATTTCGGTTCTGCTTCTGCATCAGAATCAGCGGGACAAGGATAGATACCGTCGAAGACTTTAGCGAACCTCGACCGCCGCTGAAATCGTAATGCGTGTGCCCATGTTGAAACACATCTTTTGCAACGCCATAGAACGCCGGCGCGATCTTTTGCGAAAGAAGTATCTTAGACATCGATAACCACCATCACACCATCGTCATTGTTATCTCCGGTTTTCTCTTGCACCATCGCCCACTTGTCGATCAGCGTCCCCATCGCCGTTGTGATCTGGCTGAGATTCGCCGCGGCCAGCTTCTCCGGGTCGTTGAGCATTTCAAGCCCCTTGCCGATGAACGAACACACAAGGTCTTTGTGCGCGTCCATGTAAGCCAAAACATCGGCAGTATTCTCCTCTTTTTTCTGCTCACACTTTTCCACAATGTCGGCATTTGCCCGAACAATGTTTTTAACCGTGGTCGCTGAAACGCCGTTGATTTTCGCGGTGGCGCAATAGTTGCTGGTCTGCACATAGTCCGCCAGTATTTTCTTCTTTTGACGGTCTGTCAGCCTTGCAGCCATTGTCACCACTCCATTTTTTTGTGTCACTTACACCGCAGCAATACTCATACCACGGTAACGGCATTACTTCCTGTTGTTCTTCATACAGCGTATCAAACATCTTCATGATGTTTTCCACGGTGTATCCGTACTCAGCCCAAAGCTGGGTCTTGAATTTTTCAAGCAGGCGCATATTGATTTTTACCTGCTTGTCCATTTCTTCCAGCGTATAAGTTTTTCCGATCACAAGGCATCACCTCGTTTTGCTACCAGCCCCCACCCCTTGGCCTTACATAGCAGACTTTACCCTCCCCGAAGGGCTGCAACGCGCCGCACTTTCAGGTGGGCGCTATGCCCATTGCCAAAGGCAGCGGCTCTCCTCTTTTGGAGCGGCGAGGCGGTATTGAGCCGCCACACGTCCGCAATGTTGCCTATAGCCATTGCTTTCGCTTCTGCTTCTGCACGCCGCGTATGTCCCCGCTGGGCCACATCGTTGAGAGGTGCGCGGGGTCCTGTGCCGCATGAGAGGTGCGACCTCTCGGCCCTAATCGTGGGCTGCATCGTGCGTGCGGCATGTTGCGGGGGCGGTGTGAAAAGATGGAAAGCACCGCGCCCCGCTATGGCGCAGGAGGTAAACGCCATAAATGAGAGAACCGCAAAGGCTTTTACACCTCTGCGGCTCTATTCTCTCATGATTGCAATGCCATGACTCACTTATAAGTGAGTTTTGCAAAATATTTTTATAAACTTTTTGGGTAGTCCGACCGCCCAAGCAGATAATCAATCGACACGCCGAAGTAATCGGCAATGCTTATCAGCGCGTCCATTGACGGTTTCTGCGTCCCCATCTCATACCGCTTGATGGTATTGCGATTCAGGCCGCACAGCTCGGACAGCACGCAGCGCTTTAACTGGTGACGCTCGCGCAATCTCCGCAACCGATCAGGAAACGTGCTCATCGCATCACCTCAATCATCTCCCGCGCTGTTGATCAGCCTGTCAAGATAGAATCTAGCCTTTCGCAGATCTTCCTTGCCGTTTTTCAGCGGCCAGCGCCACATGTACTTGAGCACCTGTCCCGTCAGCCATGCTTGCATCGGGTCTTTTTGGCACATCAATGCGGACGCGATGGCGTCGATACACTCGATCCCTCCCGCCGTGTAATGCGCGGGGTGATTTACATTGTCACGCTCGATGCACGGACTATTGACAGGTTCGCACCCTCTCGGCGGTGTGCTCCATTTAAATGGATCGTTACTCATGGCGCGCCGCCTTCCGTTTGAACCACGCCCACAGGTTACGCCACGGATGGGCGTCTGCGTAATTGGCGCGCTGCTCGGCGTTGTAGCGCCTGTTACGCATTACATTAAGGACCTCTTGCTTAAAAGCGCACTCATCGTTCGCCCTCCCAAGCGCCGCCTCAGTGTCAGCAAGCTTGTTTCGCAGCGCGTCCGCGTCCACTTTCAGATTCGCGATTTCGTTTGCCTTGTTGATGGCCTCGCCATTCATCTGGTCGATCTGCTCGGTCAGGGCGGCGTTTACCCGCCTTAATTCCTGCACTTCCGCCTGCGCTTCCTCCACCATCTTCGCCATCTGGTCTTTGGTGTACTTCTTGATGTTGATGCTCATAGCTTGTCTCCTTTCATTCGTAGCTGTTCTTCTTTCCCCCTGTCGCTCGTGATGCTCACGACCTTGCAGTCGCCGTATCGCTCGATGTCCATGGCGATACGCTCCTTGATGCCCTGCGCGTCAGCGGCGGGGACGTTGGCTTTAATCGTGATCGTCAGCATGGAGTGCCTCCCTCTCAATCTCAAGCGAACGTTCGCGCAAGTCCCCAAATCCATACTCGTCTTGCCATCCTAACTCAGAAGACGCTTTCTGACAGCTCTCGCACAGATAGCACGTCCACGGCGCACCATCGAAAACGCAACTGCGCTCCATCATAGCCCCTTGCTCGAATTTGCGCCCGCAACCGAAGCACACATGAGCCGCCCGCGTTTTAACAACCTTTCGACCAACAACGTCCATGCGTTACCCCTCCTTGGGAGCTTTTTCGATCAAGCCAAGTAAGCCGTTCCAACCAGCACAATACGCCGCGGGGAGAACATCTTTGCTGCACCGGCCCACGCCCAATTCATCGACGTCAATCAGCCTCATGGTCAGCACCTCCGTCCATCTTTGCACCGCAATGGCAATACGGCTGTCGTCTACTCTCTACTCTGCCGCAACGTGAGCATCGGTAGTATCGTTCCGGCATGATGTGGTCACCGCCCAAGAATGAGATCCACCGCCCATGCACCACTGGCGCAACGTCAGCGGCGGGGGCATCCTCGATCATGTCGATTGCGTCACCGGTGCCGCACGCACTGCATCTTACTCCGTTGTAGCTATTGCAGCCTATGCAATAAACTTCTTTGATGCGCTTAATTGTCGCCTCGCGGCTTATGAATTCAACCATTGTCTACCCTCCTGTTCCATGCTTCGATTGCTAATAGATGATTCAGGTACCAATGTGTTCTCGGTTCGATTGGACAGTCTCTATTTGGGCAGCATGCCCGAAAGCAGTGACCGTTTCTCTGCATAACGCCCTTGGCTCCGCAAAACGGGCAGGATTTTAACTCAAACATTCTTCATCTCCTCCACATACCGCCAGCTCTGCGGCTGGCGGGTGATCAAACTTAGCTCAAAGCCGTCTTTTGTTATCCGCAGGCCAGTAAACTCGTCCAGCTCGCGCGGGTGATCGTAAACGCGCAAATCTGAGATGTGCCAGCCATACATCGGCGACTGCATTGCATATGCCGCCACATCGTATGCGCTCATGCAGGCTGCTCTGTAAAATTCTTCATTGTGCCCATACGTGCGATCTTCGATGATCTGATCGCACAGAAATTCCCCGATGACTTTGCCGTTTCCGCATTTGTAGATATAGCACTTAAACGGCGTGTCCAACTTCGGCCGCGTCTTGCGCACTTCGATGGTCTTTTCACCGCTGGCAATCTTCTCCACCCACTTTGGGCGGATGCTCAGCATAACAGCCTTACTCATTCTTCATCGCCTCCAATGCCGCTTCCGCCTCCTCGCGGGTCAGGAACCAGCTTACTCCGTACTGGGCCGGTAACAGCCCGACATCGGTATATTTCCCACGAACAATGGCGTGTCCCACAATGGCCGTGACCTTGTGGGGCTGAATGCCAAGGTCTACCGTCCCGGTGCAGTCGTAGGTTCTGAAATATACCGTATCGCCCACCTTGCACGGCAGCACCACCAGCCGCCCGTCTTTGTCGGCCTTGTCCAGCTCACGCAAGCGGTCATCCAGCAGCCAGTTTTTCACATACTCCCAACTGCAATTATAATCAATTCCAACATCCATCAGGATATTAGACATTCGTTTAGTCTCTTCCGGCGTCAGCCTCGTGTCCTCGTAGGAGCGCAGGTCTTCTCGATCCCTCCGGTAGTCCTCGATGAGCTGCTTCACCACAAACCGCTGCGCCATCGGCCACGCCGCTATTTGCTCTTGCAGATTTTTCAATGCTTCGTCCGAAACCATCACTCTACCTCCTGCATCCAGAACTCTCGGCGGCATTCAACACATAATCCTCTGTTCTCGCAATCTTCTACAGATCCACCATGAATCAACCCAGCACATAGCTGACACGGCGCGACCTCTGGCAATTCGTCATCGCTAATAATAGCATCTGGACACTGCTCCAGAAACACGCTCTGCCGCGTCTTGCGCGGGTGCTCCTTCGACCACTGCTCAACAGTAGCGACGATTCTCTTGCAATCTTCATCATCGGAGAGGGTGCTATCGATAACGCATTTACTATCGTCAAGTGGGCAACCCTTACAACCCGGGTATGAGGCACACATTCTTTTGCGTTCTTTCAAAAATTCTAAAGCGTCCATTTTTACCTCCTCAAAATTTAAAGCTCTCCCTGAGCTTGATTCCGTTGATATCCGCCTCCGCCGTAAAGTAGCGGTGCGCCTCGTTGATGTAGACGACGCGCCCGTGCGCAGTCGTCTCTTTCGTGGTAACGCTCATAATGCCGTTGCTGCCCTCAAATGCGGCAGGCTTTCCAGCTAAATGGTTCGCCGATGTACATGGTCATTCCTCCCTAACGTCTCCGCCCCACTGCTCCGCCATTGCTCTGGCGATGCCGGGGAAGGTCTTGCTTCTGACCTTCCCGCTCCGGCTGTATGTATCCTCCCAGGTGCGGTTTTTCCCGCTGGGCAGTTTCCCGAAAAGCTTCCCGTTATCCGGCTTAGGCAGGCCGTTTGTTTTCAGCTTCGGTAAATTTTTCGTCCACAAGCAAGTTGCCTTTGTTACATATTGCTCTTTATCGTCTACCGATTCTGCAAACATATAGGGGTGGATTGTCTGGTCTGCGCTTCTGTATGCTGTGTTCATAAAGCCAACCGGGTTTTCTATTGCTATCCGCTCTGCGTTTGCAAGCCAGAATCGCATGAAGAACACAGCAGCGCAAGCACGCTCTCGCCAACGGGCAACCACCTTTTCGGGCGGCGTGTGTTTTAGCGAAAAATGCTTACCGGAAACATAGCTTAGGAAGGTGCACGGCGGGTGCGCGATCAGCAAATCCCATTTGCCGACGTCATGCGTCTCCCCGTCCATTGTGGTCACTTGCCCCCCCTCGATGGCCTTGAGCGCATCGCCCAGGATATGCCACTCAGGGTGTCCGCCGGACGGCTCCTGAATGTCACAGGAATATGCCTCATGCCCCAATGCCCGGAATGCCTTGCAGACTTCTTGCGATTCCTCGCAGGCAACTAAAACCTTCATCTCAATACCTCACTCCGATATAATCCAGAACCCGACCGTATCCGAGCCCCTTTTCATTGGGCTTCCATAGCCCATCCGTGTCCCATTCCCCGCCGCCGATGCAAAAGTCGTAATGCTTCGGGTGCGTGTGCTTCATGCGCTCAAACCGGTTTTCTCCCTTTTCGAGATGAGCACCGAACGCGCAGAACATGCAGCCCGTGCGCTGGCAGCCCGTGCAATGCAGCGGCTTTTCGATGAGCGTTGACGGATAATCATTTTCCCCGTCGCTCGCCACGATGTCGCCGTATACACTGCAATACGGGATGTTTTCGCCCTTTAGGAACGCAAGCACGTCCTGATCTGTCCAGAAGCTCATAGGCTTGCTCATGGGACGCTTGCCGTCAAAGGCGTTGCAGCCCGTGCGCTTCCACTCTTTTTCGCGCTGCTGGCTCTCGCTCGCCATCATCGCGGTAAATGGCACACATCTGCTCGTAGCTTCGTATCGCTTGGCGGGCGCTTTTTTCATCACGTCGCAGCATTGCTCGCTAATGCGGAACGGCGCATCCTTGAGATAATGCCACTTGTCCGCCAGTTTCATCGTCGAACAGTAAACGCCCTCCCGGTTGTATCCGGTCAGATACAGATTGACCGTTGCATCGTTTTGCCCGTGCGCGTTTTGCAAATCGCGGATAAAGCGCGCCTGTTTTTTGCCGATGACGGGATAACCGTACTTTGTCAACACCTGCCGGATATTCATCTTCGGCCTCAGCCGCACAAGCTGCACGTCGATCCGTGTGAACTGCCTTTGCAGCCACGCCACATAATCGTTGGCAAAGTGCTGGATTTCTGGATACTCAAGCCCCGTGTTGACAAATACCAGCGTCAGCTCCCACGGCGGCACCCTGAAGCTCGACAGGTAACGCGCCGCCAAGTATGCCAGTACCGTGCTATCCTTACCACCGGAAAATGACACATAGCACTTTCCATTCCATGCGGTGTACCACTGGTCGAGCTTTTCGTAAGTTAGGATTTCTTTGTCTTCCAAATCGAGGGCTAAAAGCTGTTTCGCCGCCTCTTTCGGAATTGGCTGATTCCCATACCCGTTCATGTCAATTTCTCCGGCCGCATCAGCGGCTTGAATACTGTCTGCACGCCCTGCATCTGCGGCGTCAGCCACACGCACCACATGACATCCATGAGCGGGCTCGCGCCCTTTTTGCCGTTCCGTTCCTTGAAGAGGAAGTCCGGCCGCCACGTCAGCGGCAGCACGTAGCTCGGCGGAATCTCGCGGAAGAGCTGTGCTCGCTTCGCCGCGTGCCAATACTGTGCCTTGAGCAGCATCGCAAACGGCTTGCCGATCTCCGCCGCGTGGCGGATAAACTCGTCCGCCAGCGAAAACGGCGGATTCGTGATAATCCAGTCGGCCGCAGGCGCGTTTCCCGGCTGTCGAGTGGTCAGGAAGTCTATCCCATCGCGGATATCCGTGCCGTAGACAGTCATCCCGCAGTCCGCCAGCGCTCGCACCATATCCCCTTGCCCACTGGCCGGCTCCCATACGACCGTTTCTCCCGGCAGCTTGAGAAAGCGCATCAGAGCCACCGTCACCTCCGGCGGCGTTGGATACAGATCGGACGCCTTGCGCGCCTTTGTCCCGTTCCCGCCCATGATCTGGCTCGCCTGAATGCTATTCATGCGCGCACCTCCCCGTAGATCAGTACGTCAAGCGACACGCCCAGCGCTTCGGCAATGTACTGATATGTCAGTAGGAAACTCATGCACTTGCCGGTCTCAAGGTTTCGGATGCTGTTGCGCGATACGCCCGACTTTTCCGCCAGTTTCTTCACGCCAAGCCCACGCATGATTCTCCATTTGCGGATGTTTGCGCCGACTTCCTCCGGCGAAAGCATCCCATCCTTTGATGGCGGAGATTCCGACAAAATATCGCTTACGGAAATATTCAGCGCTTCGCTGATCTTGTACAGCGTCGGCAACTTCGGGTAGTGCTCACCCTTTTCCAGTTTCCCGATATGTCCCTGCCCGCATTCCACCATTTCGCCAAGCCGGAACTGGCTGATGCGGCGCACTTCGCGAACGTTTTTGAGCCGTTCGCCCAACTCTTTTTCTGTCAACATCTTTTCTTGCTCCCTTATTTCGTTCGTTGATAGCGTCTTGTCTTAAACTGCCGCGCGCCCCAATAGGCACCGCGTTCCTGCGTTTGGCGCGCTTCTTCTTCCTTCGCCTCGTTGTACTTGGCGATATCCGCCTGATAGTACGGGCAATCGCCGTGACAACCTACGTGCCGCGTCGGCGGCTTGCAGCTGTGGCAGTGCTCAAAGCTCATCTCACACCTCGCGGATCGTGATGCCGTACTTGTCCTGCATCAGCTTCTTTTTCAGCAGATAGTCTTTCGTTTTCGCGCCCTTTGCGTCCTCGACCTCGCGCAGCCAGTGCACCGTGCCGTTGCAGTCCGGCTCAGTCGTCCGCTCGTAAGTAAAATCCGCGCGGTAGACCATCGGCTTGATTCTCTCACCTTCGATAGTTGTGTATCCCTCCACGAGGGTAAAATTCACTTGCAGCCGCAAATCCCGAATCTTGCCCATCGCGCGCAGCACTTTCAGCTCGCCGAACCGCGCCGCCTCACGCTCGGAATCGAACTTGATGCCGTCGCGCACGACCTTGCGGTTGCCGTACTTGCTGCGCTTCTTGACTTCCTGCACGGCCATCTTTGCCATGACCTGCGCTTGAGCGTCCTTGCCCAGCCGAGAAATATCAATGCCCATTGCTTCCCTCCATTTCGGCAGCCGCCGCTTCCCACGTCAGCCCGTGTTCTCTCGCATAACGCGATACGCTCGGCAGGAATGATTCCTGTTCGGCTGTCCGCTCGATGTATGGCTTCATCCACGCCACCGAGACGTGCGGGGAAGCGGTGCCCCTGATCTTTGCCAGCACTTGGCCGACCTTTGGCGGAAATCCCCTCGTGTCCTCGGCGATCAGCGCATTCACTGCGCCCATCGCCTCGGCAGGATCTTCCCCGCCCAGCATGTCCGACCAGAGGGACACCATCTCTTCGGCTTCTGTGCGGGTCATCTTGGCATAGGCCTGCGGATAAGCCTGTTTTAATCGCCCCAAAAGGCTAATCACGTCAGCTCTTTCCACGGTTCTTTTCCTCCTCAAGCATCTCGGCGAATACATCACCGCCGGTAAAAGCCCCAGTGTTCCGATACCCCCCCGCGCTCTCGGGCAGCTCATCGTCCCACCGGCCTTGATTCAGCCATGTGGCGGGGTGTGGAATAAACTGCCCGTTGTTCTGCGTCCATTGGTCGCTGCACTTCTGCCGCTCCACCGCGGTCACAAGTGTTTCGAGGGGGGCTTTGACCCGCTCGAAAGCTCTCTTAGCAGACTGTTTCCCGATTTTTCGCGGGTAAACTGACCAGAAACGCTCGAATGCGTCCCCCGTAGAGGGGGATTTAGGGGGTATATGTCCTTGTCCTTGTCCTTGTCCTTGTCCTTGTCCTTGTCCTTGTCCTTGGCTTTTTTTGGTTTCCGAAAAACCGCTTTGGTTTTTTTGGTTTCCCTTGGTTTCCGAAAAACCGCTTGCTTTCGGCGGTCTGCCGCCCTTTTTCCCGTTCTCTCGACAGGCATTGGCGGCGGCTTCCTGCGCCTTTATGGACTCGTCAATATCCCGCTGAATCGCGGGCCAAATAAACCGTTCGGGGCCTTCAAACTGCGGCTGTTCTCCGTTTTTCCGGTAAGCGAGCATCGCCCGGACGATAGCCCCGATCGACTCGTCGTCATACTCGCGGAAATAGTCCTCGTAGCTCAGCCAGAGTTTGACATATTCTTTGCTCTCCGCCATGCCTCCACCGCCTTAAAACGGTAGATCGCCGTCGTCCTCACTGATCACCGCAAAGTTGCCTGCGGCGCTCTCTACGGTGAAATGCGGCTCGGTAGCATCGTTGCGCTTGCTGTCACCGAAATAGATATTATCGGCGATGATCTCCGCGTTGCGGCGCTTATTGCCGTCCTTGTCCGTCCAGTCGCGGACGGTGAGCTTGCCTTCAACCACGACCATGCGGCCTTTGCCGAGATACTGGCAAGCGAACTCTGCCGTCTGCCGCCACGCCACCACATCGAGGAAATAGGTTTTCTTCTCGCCGGTTGCTTTGCTCTTGAAATCGTCATCGACGGCGACGGTGAAGCTCGTGACCGCCGTTCCGTCCTGCGTGCGGCGCAGTTCCAGATCGCGCGTAATGCGACCCATGATGCAAACTCTGTTCAACATGATTCGTCCTCCAAATAGTTTTTCTTAAATACGGCCATAAAAGTATCGTGGCCGTAAAGCTCTTCAAAGCGCTTCTGACACTCGCGTTTCAGCCGCATATCCAGTTCGTGACCGTCGTTCCCGTGCACGCCGTAGTCGGCCATATTGTGCCAGTCGGCACGCAGCCACACCCAGCAGCCCCAAATATCGGATAGCTGCCGACGCCCACCACCGTAAATGTGATGCCGCGCGAGGTTCGTTGAGAATCCTGAGATATAACATTCTCTCTTGTCCTGCATGATGCTTTTAGTCATCTGCCCCATTCCTCCTTTAGTGCGTCAAGCTGTTGCGGGGTCAATGTCTCAATGCCCAGCTCCTTGCAGTCCTGCACGATGTTGTCAATCAGGCGTGACATTTGCTTTGTGTCAAAGGTGGACGAGCCGTAATACAAGACCACGTTCTTGCAGCCGTCAATTTTGCTGTCCATCACTTCCGTCTGCCATCCGATACCATTCTTGTTCCAGCCGTCGCATAGCTTCTGCACGGCTTTCTCGCGCACGCAGACTGTTTCTGTGTTGCCGCCAACGTCCCTGACTTCTCGGCGGTAAATCTCACTCTTGGGCGTTCCTGTGGCTTCTGCAAGCTTGTCCAGCAACACCCATGAGTAAGCATTGGCATCGAGGCTCCGTTTCTCACGGTGCTTTTTGACGGTCACGTCAACGTCTACCTCGTGCAGCTCGTCATACAGTGTGCCGACGTTCTCCCGCGTAGCGATGGTGAGTAAATACCTACCATCGCGCGCAAGGGATAAATCATGAAGCCGGGCTTTCATTCGCTTTTCTCCTCGCCATCATGCACGACCAACAGAGCGGCGCTTTATAGGTATTTATCGCGTTCTCCGCAATCTCGGCAACGGAATATAACTTGCCGCCGTGCGTCACCGGGTAGATAGGCATTCCGCAGTCCTTGCAAGTATTTTTCTTGACCTCTCGCTTGTACTGCGCGTTAAATGCGGCCATCTCTTCCTTGGTCGGTTTCTTATCCTGCTTGGGCGCGTTTTCTGCTTTCACATCGTTTTGGGTTCTGGTGTCATCAACTGGGTCGCGGAATGTATCGCTTTCTGCTTCGCTATAAATGCCGGAATACGCCAGCTTTGAGAGTTTCAAAACAACGCGGTCAAACATTCGCTTAAATGCCATCGCATAAGGGTAATCGTTCTTGCAGTTTTTCTGCGTGACTTCGCCCACCTCATATAACCCCTGATCTTTATCGCAATAAGTAAACACCAGCGCGCCGCCGTATCCGCATTTGTCCTCGGTAACAGCCATCGGGTTAAACGGTTTTTCCAACTTATCGTTGATTTTCAAGCAGCCGTTGTGAGAGATAATCAGACCCGTGTACCCCATCTTGCCGCTTTTCGTCTCGTTCATAAGTATCCAGAAGTCTGCGGGGGATAGTCCATACTTCCCACTTTCGATGATCTCGCAAGCCTTTTTCTTGCTCTCTTTGTACTTATCGGATTGCCAAACTGGGATTTTCTTCCCTTGCTTTTGGCTGTATTCCTCTACGTTCTCGCCAAAGTTGTACTCCATCACTTCACCCCCATGCTCATGCCCTGTACAAGCGTCGCCCCGTCGATTTCGGCGCCGCTTTTCAGCAACGGGGCAAGGTCAGTCTTGCTCACCGTGGGGGCGTTGTAAGTAACCTCGCCGTCGTGACCGTTGGCGAGCATCCACGCCACCACCGCGCCCATGTCGGAGACCTCCACACTGGTGGTTTTGCGATAACTGATGGAGCATCGGGGAGTGGAAAACTTCTCGCCGTTCAGCACAGAATCGAGATATTTTTTCTTGCTCTCTGCCGCGCGCTCTAAAGCCTGTCTGCGCGCCGCAAGGGTCTTCTCTTCTTCGCGGATCGCCTTTGCTTCGGCAACGTCGTTTTTAATCCAAAGCGCGATGTTCTCGATCTTCTGTTCTCTTGCCATGTTCAGCTCCAAGAGCTTTTCAACGTCAAGGATTTCGCCAGTCTCGGCATCTACACATTCCGCAAGCGCGGAATCAATCTGATAAAGATTCATCTTTTACCTCCGTAATATTGTCTGTGCCACAATAAGGGCACACGGTTTGAGTGGTAATCGTCCAGTTCTCATCGTTCAGATTTTCGCGGTATGCATAAAGAGCTGGCTCTCGGAAATCAGCACCGCACGATTCGCAGTGCATCATTCCCCCACCTCCAAATACGCCATTGCGCTCTGCACGCCGAAGATGCGCGCCGCCTGATGGTCGTTGAAAAACACGTCGATGTGGTTGCCGTTTACGCCGCCACCGCAGTCCTCCGAGATGTAGCTGTGCTGCGTGCCGTCCGGCCAGATCAGCAAGACGCGCGTTCCATAAGGGATCACCTTCGGATCAACCGCGATCGTGCGCCCTTCGGTGGCCAGCGCGCCGGTCGCGGTGTAGCCGCTCGCCCACTTGCCGCAGCAGCAGCGTCCGGGGCAATAGGCCGTCAGCGTAAATTCGCCGAGAAACACGTCATTGCAAACGGCGCTCTCCGTCGCGGGAATGTCCCACGCGGGATCATACTCCTCTACGATGGGCGCTTCTTCCGGTTCCGCATCGACCGCCTGCGCGCTGGTGGCGAGGATTGAGATCACGATCAAAAGGATCGTTGCGCCCAAGCACGCCGCCGCAAACAGCGCCGATTCATCGGCCTTGCGCTGCTCTCTCGTGCGCTTGTCGTGCCGTCTCATCGCCTGCACCCCCTGTCGATGTAGGGCAGCAGGTCATACAGCGCCTTGCATACCGCGCACGCGCCGATGACAGAAAGCCCCGTCGTAAAGTCGCAGCCGTTGAGCGCGATCACCGCAGCGGCGATGCCGCCGAAAAACAGCGTGTCAATCATTTCGTGCCTCCGATCAGCATGAGCTTTTCCGCGTCCGTAAATTGCAAAACTCGGTCAAGTTCCCAGATTTCTTCTAACGTCCAGCGGGAACGCCCCGCCATTCTGTTACAGATTTGCGTTTCCGATAAGCCGATTTCCTCGCCCAGCTCCTTGCCGGTGCGAATCAGCGCCCGTCCCATCGCGCCGCGCACGGCTCGCTCAAGGTCATTTCGCCGGCGCGTTAACTGTTGTGGCTTTAGCATCTTGCCTTTTCCTTTCTTCCGTGCTACAATGAGCACGGACACAATATCTTGTGGTGAGATTTGTCCGGTGCCCTGTTCGGCCTGCTACGCTGAACAGGGCTTTTCTTATGCCCCTTCATTCGATCGGCTCCAGATCAAAAATGCTGTCTGGGTAAAAGCTCCAACTCCCGAATCGGGATTTGCTGCACTGTGCGTCATAAAGCCACTCATTCAGCTCGATTTTCTTGGAAGTCAACGCCGCATCTTCCACGGCGTTTTTCGCTTCGTGCATTTCGATGTATGCCTTCTGGCGGTTAAAGTTATTGATGGACTGTGGCGTTTCGAGCACGCCCACAAGGATAACCACTACCGCCGTGACTATGGCAATGATAGAGATTGTTTCTACTGCAAACAGGCACAAAGAGGAACCTATCTTTCCATCAAACCAATGTGAAACGCAGATGGCAATGATCCCGGCAACGATTACAATAATCCAGTTCATGCGCCCTCCTTATCCGCTCTTGCAGTCTGCGCGGCTTCCGATGCCGCTCTGATTTCCTTTTCGGTCACGCCGTACAATCTGGTCAGTGGTCTAATGTACTTGCTTGCGATACCATTCACACCGCGTTCCCAGTTAGACACCGCGGAAACTCTTACGCGGAGTTTCTTTGCTACGTCTTCCTGCCGCAAACCGGCATTTTCTCGGATTGCCTTTAATTCCAAGCGTTCTCCCCTCCTTATAAAGTTCAGAACTTTATATTGACAAACGCAACCAACACCGCTATTATGTAAGTGTCAGCCAACAAAATATCGGTTATAAGTCCGCAAAATGGGAAATCCGTTGGGGGCTTGGTTTTTTGTTGCCTTAATTAAGTTCTGTAAGGCTATTATATTCACTATTTTAGTGAAAGTCAATCGATTTTCGCTAAAATAGTGAATCTTGGTGCATTACACAATTTTCTCAGGTTTGAATTAGCGGATAAATACAAAATGGCATAGGAGACAAAAATGCCAATCGGTGATTTTATTAAAACCCAAGGGGTAAGCTTTTTAGTGGCAAGAAACAAAGAAACCGTATCCACTGAAAAGGGTTTGCCGAATTGCGATAAAATGCGGGGGAAAGATGCTATCACTTTCCTCCCAACGGTCGATATAAAAGAAGGAGACTCCCTGACTTTCCCTGACGGAAGAACGGTATATGTTTCTGAAATTTCAACAGAATACTTTAATGGCGTCGCAAATTATTTGACCGTTTACTATCAGAAAACACCTAACCCGGAACCCCCTGTACCTCAATCGCAAACAATTTTTAATATTGGAACCGTTACAAACTCGGTAATTGGCAATAACAATTCTGTCTCCGTTTCTATCCAAGAGATGAAAGAGCGTGCTGAGCGAGACGGCGGGGATGATAAAGAAACCCTGCAAGAGATCATTTCCATTTTAGAAAAGATTCTCGCAGGGCAAGAAACGCCAAAACCGGGGCTATTAAGTAAATTCGGTGCTTGTATGGAGCGCAATTCGTGGATAACGGGAGCTATCGCGTCTGCTTTAATCAACTGGCTGATTTAAGGCCGCCTGAGTTTCCGCAAAACAGCAATCAAGATCGAGCGTCAAGCGTGCACTACCATCGCTGTTCTGCTCCAAATGATACGCCTTGACATTATTGATCTCAACGCCGCTAATTTTTACACTGTAATACTTCCCAAAGCACGAAACGGTAATGGATTGCAAGTTTTCTTTTTTCATAAGGCAGCTCCTCCCTATTTGATAAGGCAATTTTATTGTATTCACTATTTTAGTGAAAGGCAAGCATATTATGGATTTATTTAATGATAAGATTAAACCGCTTTTTGACAGTTCTGGAATGACGGATAGGGAAATTGAAATAGCCCTGGGTCTCCCACGAGGAGTAATTTATAAATGGAAATCCGGGAAGTATAAAAGTTATACGGACTATCTTCCACAAATTTCAAAACACTTTCATATATCCGCCGATTATCTGATGGGCATTGACGCCCCCAAGTCTCCGGTCGAGGCCGAGGGCGTAAAAGAAGCCCACGATCCGAAGGCCGAGGGTGAGGATGCGCAGCTTGCGCAGCTTATTGCCGGGTTTAGCCGATTGTCTCCGCAGCAGAAGAGTGCAGTGCTTGCTGTGATAGAAGGTTGTCAACCATCGCAAGAATAATATTTTTCTGCTCTGGCGTCAGGTTGGCAAAAAGTTCTGCCGCTTTTTTCGTTTGTTCGTCCATAATTATGTCCCTCCAAATATTTTTGTAACGGGGCTATATGTTGATTATTGCACTTTGTGCAGTCGAAAATATAAGAAAATGGAGAGTTGAGATGAAAAAGTTTTTGCTTATCGCGCTGTCTTCGGCTCTCGCGCTCGGCATGTTAACCGCCTGCGGGGAAACAAATCAGTCCGAGCCAGAAAATGAGCCGGAAACTCCGCCCGATCTCGTTGGAGAATGGAAGCAGACAAACAGCGATGCAGAGGACGCATGGCAGGCCGCTACTATTTCCGGAGATGCCATTGAGGTGTATTGGGTATCTGATAACGGAGACACAAAAGCCCTCTATTGGGCCGGTTCTTTCGATGCCCCTACCACGGCGGATGAGCCGTACACCTGGGAATCGGAAAATGATAAAGACCAGACCGATATGGCAATTCTCGCCAGCGGCGATGACACCAAGACGTTTACCTATCAGGGCGGCGTAATCAGTTACGAAGTGTCTGCCATGGGAGTTACGCAGACCGTAAAACTTGAGAAGCAATAAGTAACTAAAGGCACTGCCGCCCTCTGCAACAAACGGCAGTGCCTTTTTGCAGCCAGCGGGAAGCGGTCGCCGCTGCATGTCTTGACCATACTCCGCTTTACCTTGGCAATTCAACACCGAAACATTGCAATAAGACAGCGCTCGACACGGTTCGACAAGCCCTCATCTTGCGACTTTGCGGCGCAAAAATCGAAAAAATTAAGGTGGCGTAAATGAACATTCAAGAAGTGTGCAGAATCCGTAAAGAAGATTTGAAACTGACCTATCAAGACATTTCCGACGTTTCCGGCGTACCGCTGTCCACCGTGCAGAATTTCTTTTCCAAGTTTTCTAAAGCTCCGTCCATCTACACCGTCGTGCCAATCTGCAAATCGCTTGGAATATCGCTTGATGAAGTGTTCGATATCTCCGAACACTTGACGCCAACAGAAGAAACCTTGCAAGCGCGGAATGATGAGTTGGAACGTCACGTTGATGCGAAAGCGGACATGATCGAGATCATGCGGCGCGGCGTCCGTATCCGCAACGGCGTGATTGCTGTAATGTTTGTCATTATCGTTCTGCTGGCTGCATGGTGCTTGTACATTGATTGGAGGGGGATTTGAATGAAGATACCGAAAGCAAAACTGCTACCGTCCGGCAACTGGAATGTCAGCGTCATGGTAGACGGAAAGCGCGTGTCCGTCACAGCTCTTACCAAAAGGCAGGCAGAGAATGAAGCGGCCGCGTTGAAGTCCGGCGCAAAGTCTGCCGCTCGTGCGTCCGAGCGCACGGTTGGTGATGCTATCGACCGATATATTGACAGCAAGGACGCGATACTCTCCCCCTCCACCGTCAACGGGTACAGAAAACTCCGCAAGGCGGTTTTCCCGGAGCTGATGAGCGTTAAGTGCTCCGCGTTGACGCAGGATCGCGTGCAGCGTGCCGTGAATAAGATGGCGCGGGAAAAGTCGCCCAAGTACGTCCGCAACGCTTACGGCCTGTTTACTGCGACAATGGCAGAGGAATTCCCAGATAAAGTGTTCCGTATATCTCTCCCTCAGAAGGAAGCACCTAAAATCAAAATCCCTACCATGGACGAGATCAGAATTCTACACGAAGACTGCAAGGGCACGGACTTTGAATTGCCTTTCCTTCTGGCTGTCTGGCTCGGTCTCCGTACATCGGAGATCAGAGGTCTAACATGGGATTGTCTTGACGGTGATATCCTGACGATTAAGCAAGCAATGGTAGACGGTGAGAACGGCCCGCAGCTCAAGCAGCCCAAAACTTACAGTGGAAACAGAAAACTGAAAGTGCCGCCGTATATTATGGGGCTGCTTGACGCAACACCGCACACAGATGAGTATATTGTCCACGCAACCAGAAATGTCCTATATAAGCATCTGCAACGCGCGTGTGCCCGCTGCGGAGTTCAGCCGTTCCGCTTCCACGACCTCCGCCATGTAAACGCGTCGGTCATGCTCAGGCTCAATGTCCCGGACAAATACGCAATGGAGCGCATGGGGCACTCCACAAACAACATGCTTAAAAACGTATATCAGCACACCATGGATGATAAAGCCGTAGCAGTGGCAGATGCCGTTGACGGCTTTTTTGAATCCGAATTTCATCTGTAATTTCATCTGCAATTCATCTGCAAAAGTCGTGTTTTAACGGAATATAACTTGCAGATATCGCAAGTAATGCGTAAACATGTAAGCTTGAAAACCCTTGCAAATACAAGAAAAACCCCGCAGCCGTTGAAACTGCGAGGTTTTTTCATTGGTGGAGGCGGCGGGAGTCGAACCCGC